GGTGAATTTCAATTTGATATGTGGGGATTATCTAAAAAAGATTTAAGTGGATTATGGGATTGGGACAAACTTAAAGAAGAAGTTAAATTATTTGGAGTTTGTAATAGTTTATTAACAGCTCAAATGCCAGTTGCGTCTTCGGCTAAAATAACAGGTTCATTTGAAATGACTGAACCAGCTCACTCTGCGTTATTTAATAGAAGAGTTGTTGGTGGTGAAATTACAATCGTAAACAAATATTTAATTAATGATTTTGAAAAAATTGGTATTTGGAGCGAAGAATTAAAAAATGAAATCATATTAAATGAGGGGTCTATACAAAATATTAATTTTAATAATCATTTAGATGTTGAAGATAAAAATTACAATAAAAAAGTAAAAAGAATTGAACATTTAATTCCTAAATATAAAACAATTTGGGAGATTTCACAAAAGGAACTTATTGATATGTCAGCGGATAGAGCACCATTTATTGACCAATCACAATCAATGAATATTTATATGTCTAATCCGACTTTATCTAAAATTACGTCATCACATTTCCATTCTTGGGAAAAAGGACTAAAAACTTTATGTTATTATGTTAGAACAAAAGCGATTTCAACAGGGGCAAAACATTTAGCGTTGGACATGTCAAAAATAGAAAAACCTTTAACGACTCCAGTAAAAACAATGACGTATGATTACGTTCCAAACAGTAAAAAAGGGTTAGATTCTGATTTTGAATGTTTTGGATGTTCATCATAATATAGTTTAAATTTATATTTTCTTTCTCGAATAAAAAAAGACGACACTATATTTATCATTAATGGCGATTGGAAAAACATATGGTGTTAGTTTCCCATTTAATGACTCCCAATACGGGGATTATTTAAATTTAACACTTACTTCAGATGAAGAAGTAAGGAGTAATTTAATACATTTGTTATTAACAAGAAAAGGTACTAGATATTATATGCCTAATTTTGGAACTAGATTATATGAATATATTTTTGAATTTATTGATGCTCAAACATTTTCACAAATTGAATTTGAAATACGGGAAACTGTTGGAGAATATTTACCACAATTAACTTTACAAAATATTTCAATTACAGCAGCGTCTGATGGTGAAGAAAATAAAGGTACATATATTGACGCTAACGGAGAAAAAACATTTACGGTACCTGGAATTGCGGAAAAAGAACATACGGCAAAAATAAGAATTGACTATCAAGTCACATCCGATAGTTTTGCATCGAGTGATTTCGTAATTATCAATATTTAGTAATATAATGGCAGACAAAAAAATATCATATGTAACAAGAGATTATCAAGGGATAAGACAAGAGTTAATTAATTTTACTAAAACTTATTACCCTGATTTAATTCAAAACTTTAATGACGCGTCTATTTTTTCTGCGTTAATGGATTTAAACGCAGCAGTAACTGATAATTTACAATTTAATATTGATAGAAGTATTCAAGAAACTGTATTACAATACGCTCAACAAACATCATCAATTTACAATATAGCTAGAACGTATGGGTTAAAAATACCAGGTCAAAGACCTTCAGTTGCTTTAGTTGACTTTTCAATTACAGTACCTCCTCTTGGAGATAATGAAGATTTAAGTTATTGTGGGATATTAAGAAGAGGTTCTCAAGTTGTAGGTGGGGGTCAAATATTTGAAACTGTATACGATATAGATTTTGCGGCGGCAACTGGTGGTGATGGATTTCCTAATAGAATTAAAATACCTAATTTTAATGAAAATGGAAAATTACTTAATTATACTATTAAAAAACGAGAAACCGTTGTAAATGGTCTTACAAAAGTATTTAAAAGGGTTATTACCTCAAATGACGTAAAACCGTTTTTTGAATTATTTTTACCTGAAAAAAATGTTTTGGGGATTACAAGTGTTATCTTAAAAGATGGGACACAATTTACAAACATACCTAGTAGTCAAGATTTTATGACTGTTGATGGAAGGTGGTATGAGGTAAATGCGTTAATTGAAGATAAAGTTTTTATTGAAGACCCAACTAAAGTTTCAGACAATCCTGGAATAAAAATTGGAAGATACGTAACGGCATCTAATAAATTTATTACTGAGTTTACACCTGAAGGGTTTTTAAAAATGACTTTTGGAGGTGGAAGCCAATCCGCTGATGAACAATTAGCTGAATTTGCAAGAAATGGGTACAAGTTAGATTTATATAAATATTCAAATAATTTTGCTTTAGGTAGTACACTTAAAGCCAATACCACTTTATTTATTCAATATAGAATTGGTGGCGGGGTTTCAACAAATGTTGGAGTTAATGTTATTAACCAAATAGGGTCTGTTAATTTTTCAGTTAACGGGGCGTCATCATCTGTTAATACAAGTGTTGTTAATTCGTTAGGTTGTACTAACGTTACTGCCGCTATTGGTGGGGCTAATACACCTACTTTAGAAGAAGTAAGAAATTTAGTTGGTTATAATTTTGCGGCACAAAATAGAGCGGTAACCATTAATGATTATGAATCGTTAATAAGAACAATGCCGTCACAATTTGGGGCTCCAGCAAAGGTGAGTATTACTGAAGAAAATAATAAAATTAAGATAATGATGTTATCTTATGATGATAGTGGAATGTTAACTGAAACAATATCTAACACACTTAAAAGTAATGTTGCAAATTATATATCTAATTATCGAATGATAAATGATTATATTTCAGTTGAGTCTGCAAATGTTATTGATTTGGGAGTTTTAATTAATATTATTCTTGATAATACTCAAAATCAAGGGGCGGTTATTTCTTCAATTGTAAATGAAATATCAAATTTCTTTTCTAGTGGAAATAGACAAATGGGACAAAATGTAAATGTATCAGAACTTAGAAGAAACATACAAAACCAAAACGGTGTAGTATCTATTTCAACCATTAGTTTTTTTAATAAAGTTGGAGGTTTATATTCGTCATCACAAACGTCTCAAAGATATATAAATTCGGTTACAAAAGAAATTGAATTAATAAGTGACACTATATTTGCCGAACCAAGTCAAACATATCAAATTAGATTCCCGGTTAAAGACATTAATGTTAGGGTTCAAAACTTAACTACTGTTAATTTCTCATAACAATTTATTTTTTATAGTATGAGACTATCTTTTAATGAAAATAGATAATTAAGTATTTATCATTGAAAGATTTTTTTAATATCCATGAACAATTCTTACAGAATAAGAACTAAAGTTGGGGTTGATAGTTATCTTAGTGTTCAGTTAGACCAAGACTTTGAATATTTAGAAATTTTATCACTCAAAATTTTACCGGAACAAATTTATACTAGACCTTGCTCTGACTATGGCGTTATTGTGGGGAGATTAACTGTTAATGGGGGATATGGGATACCTAATGTTAAAGTGTCAATTTTTATTCCTATTTCAGAACAAGATAAATTAAACCCATTAATTTATGATTTATACCCTTATGAAAAAATAACTGACCAAAATGAGGATGGTTATCGATATAATTTATTACCATATAAAAAATCATATTCTGCTCATAATCCAACAGGGACTTTTTTTGATAGAGAAGATGTTTTAGTTTCTCCACCTTTAATTGAAGTTTACGATAAATATTATAAATATTGTGCGTCAACAAACTCTAGTGGCGACTTTATGATTTTTGGGGCGCCAATCGGGACTTATACCCTTCATGCAGATATTGATTTATCTGACATTGGAGAATTTTCATTATCTCCTCAAGATTTAATTAGAATGGGTATTGCTAATCCTGGACAAGTTGCCGGTGTTAAGTTTAAATCTTCCGAAAATTTAAACGAATTACCACAAATTATTTCAATGAATAAATCTATAGAGGTTCAACCACTTTGGGGACAACCTGAACTTTGTAATTTAGGAGTTAATAGAGTTGATTTTGATTTAACAAAAGAAACTAAAATTCAAATAACGCCAACTGCAATCTTTATCGGGTCGTTAATTAGTGGAACTGATGAAGATTATCAAAAAAGAAATTGTAAACCAACATTAAATTTAGGGGACCAATGTAGTTTAATTGCCGGACCAGGGATTATCCAAGCTTTAAGACAAACTTTATTTATCGACCCTGTTACTGGTTATCCTGGGTTAGAAGTTTATGATTTAGAACAAGGTGGTCAAGTTATTGATGACAACGGAGCTTGGATGTTAGACGTACCAATGAATTTAGATTATGTTATAACTAATGAATTTGGCGAACAAGTAATTTCTCCCGACCCAAAAGTTGGTATTCCAACTAAAGGAAAATATCGTTTTAAAATTAAATGGGCTCAAGGGGATACTTTATCTGAATCTATTAAAAGAGGGTATTTTTTAGTACCTAATGTTAGAGAATATTGGTCAGATATTGAGGCAGACCCATTTCTTGAAAATGGTGGTGCGATTCAAGTTACTCCGGGCTTAGGAAATTATAGTGAGGCAGCAGCTTTAGCCGAAAAATCATACTCGTTTAGTACTGATTGGAATGATTATCCTGACCCACAAGT